GTGGGCAAGTGGCCTGTGCGTAGCCAGTCACGCATGGCGCCCCACATCTCTGCGCGCTTGTTGCCCCACATGATCTGGTTCTTAGCTTTGTTGCCGAAGTTCACGCCGCGTATCTTGTACCGTTGTTCCTTCAGTCTGTCCACGACGCCTGCGCCTAGCCCGCCTTCGTCGATGCAGACCAACGCAGGCTTGAACTGCTCGATGGCGTCGATGACGTAGCCAGCCACTTCCATCGTGTCTGCCCCGCGGTGTCTCCGCAACTCTAGAATGTCACGGCCCTGCCGTATGGCGATGACGGTAGCGTCCGCCCCAAAGCGTGCTGGGTCTACCCCTATGACGATGGGCGCGCTGTCATCTTTGACGGGTGGCCGCTTCATAGCGTCGTCTACCAGATTGCTGCCAATGAACTGGTCGTCACCTTCTGATGGGAAGTTACCGTAGACTTCGACACTGGCTTGGTAGCTGTCTGGCCCGTACTCGTCGATGATGCGCTGGTACAGGTGTTTGTCTGTACCCTCGACATCACGAGCGTCGATTGTGCGTGTTGACCAAAACGCCCGCTTGCTGTGGAACGTCTCGTAGAAATACCCGGTGTTGCGCCGCGGGTTGGAGAACGCCAGATGGAACCGATGTGGTGTATTCTCTGTAAAGAAACCATCGCTGACCGACCATATTGTGTCTGGGATACCGCTGGCTTCGTCGAATATCAGCATCACACCGTCGAAGTTGTGGACCCCTGCGTAGGCGTCAGGGTTCTCTTCAGACCACAGCCGGCCTTCGACTGACCAGTAGCGCGTACCTTTTTTCAAATCCCGTTCGACCAGTTCTGTTAGCCACTTGGCTGGCATGATGCGTGTGGCGGCTATCTCGAACCAGTGACTGTTAAGCGACATCGCCAGCCACTTGGTAATTTCGGCCCATGTCACCGAGCGCAACTGCGCTTCGGAGTTTGCCGACACAATGGTAGTGCTGCCGATCCTGCTTGATAGCATCCATATCGTTAGCCATGACACTAACGCCGACTTGCCGATACCGCGTCCTGACGCAATCGCCATCCGCGCTGTGCTGAAGTCAACCTTGCCGTTGTTCTCTTTGATGTGGTCACGCAAGTCAGCTAGTATCTGGCGCTGCCATTTACGCGGGCCGGGGAAGTGTTCCAGCGGCGTACCTGCTTGGCCCCACGGGAATGTGTACAGCACAAATGCTAGTGGGTCATCCTTCAGGCTGGGGGACCACAACCTTGCCATCAACTCCATTTCTTCCGATGCGCTGTATATCGGTGCTTGCATTCGAGTTATCCTCTAGCTGGGGTATCTCTAGATACGTCCCTTCGATGACGCGCTGCTGGGCTTTTTCCAGCGCGCCTGTAATGCTTATCTGTTGGTCGATGTTTACGTCGATCTGCTGCTTGGCTACCCAGCCGTGCTGATGCTTGAGTATTTCCAGCGCAGCCTTAGCGTCGCCATCGCGTGCAGCTTCGTACATGGTCTTGCCGGCGGTGTATTCACCGTCAGTGCGTCCTTTGATCTCAGCCATCTCAACCAGCGGGTCAGATTCGGCCAGCACGCGGAACTGCCGCGGGGTCATGCCAGCCGCCATAGCGAGGCTATCACCCTTTAGCCCGTAGCGGGCAGCTTCATAGATTGCCTCTAGCCGCGACTCGGTGGCCTGCGTCCGTTCTGGTGTAAATGGCAGTGAGTAAAATGTCATTAGCTGCACAATAATCTACTGGGAACAAATACGCAACAGGCTTTGGTGCAGCGACATTTTAAAAAAAAATAAATTGATGGGCGCCAACATCTGAAAAAATAAAAATTGTCTGCGATCCGTGACCGTGACAGTCACGCGGCGCTCGGCCCTGTACCCCCCTCCCCCTGCTCGATGCGTTCTGCTTTTGTTCTATGTGCTGGATTTTCGGTTGGCCTTTCCCTTATTGCGAGCCGTTAGCATTAAGAAAAACATATTGGCTGGCTAGCTAGCTAGTGTGTTACTGTATTAACACAGTGACAGACGTCATATTGCCATCGTGTTTCAAGTCACCCGTGAACGCTTGACGTTAACGTAAATTACGAGAACAAACAGGACTGTGACATTTTTGCATCACGTCATTTTTTCTGAAAACGCAAGTTGGCGGCAAATTGCACACGGCCATTCTACACGGGTATATAGATACCTGTTTATAATATCCTTACCTTCTTATCTATTTCATAACAATATGACGTCCGATTGATTGCGGCACGCAGATTTCCGCCATTTTTTGGGACGTCATTTAGGCGCAAATCATAACGCCAAAAATGACGTCCGAAACGTCCACCGATCAACCGCCGATCAACCGCCAACCGCCGGTTGCCATTTAGTTGCCATTTAGCAGTTTCTAAATGACGTCCCGAAACAATAGAACAGAAACAGAACGCATTAGGAACAAAACTTTTTTTATTCGCAACACATTTTGTTGTTGACAGGTTATGATTGAGGGTAATATAAGAGGGTATCAACAACGCAATGGAGTGAGTGAGATGACAAACACATATAAAGCCGGCGACCGCATAATGGCCCGCATATTTGGCAGCAATTATTATCCCGCAACTATCGTTAGTTCTGTGGGCTGGAGTTCTATCCCGTCAATGTGCTGCCCGGTAGAGTTTGACCGCAAGCCAGTAACCGCAAGCGGCACATTAAACAGCCGCCGCGTAACAGTCCTAAAGTGCAACATTAAGGGGTTCGCAGCATGAACCGCGAATATATCATATGGGGCAAGCCACCGCATAGCGACGACGAAACTCTTTTAGTATCCGAAACCGCTTGCATTGCCAGCATGGAACAAGCGCAACGCATTATCGCAACGCTAACAGACGTGCACGGGTGCACCGAATGCCGTGTGCAAGTGTTTACGCTTGGCAATGGCGCAGACGTCATAAACGCATTTAAAGGAGCAATCGCATGATCGACTATTGGAACCGCGCCGCCGCCGCGCACGGCCTCACCAGTTACCGCTATGACAATGGACGCTATGGTTGGATTATGATCGGCGCAGTCGACGATGCGGACGCTATCCGCGAAGCTGGCCGCAGTAGCAGCGCGCCAATCGACCCTGCCAAGCTGCAACGCTGGAATGGCCGCGAATACGCCTAACCCCATATTAGCCGCGCGGCTTACTGTCGCGCGGCATTTATGGCGCTAGTGCCTACAACAGTACAGTAAAGGACAGTAAAATGATGCAAGGAATTTGGACAAGCCGCTACGGCACATCGGACGTAAAAGCCATTGCGAGAACGCGCAATTCTTGGGGTGGAGAACAGCCCGAAATGGCTTTGCGCTTATCATACGATTACGCGCTAAACGCTGACGAAAACCACGCAGCCGTTGCCGCCGCTTTGGCGCTCAAATTGGGCTGGGATGGGCTTTGGCATGGCGGCGGACGGCCTGACAATAAAGGCTATATGTTCGTCAAGATAGCCAGCGCCTACGCCGGTGCACCTGACACCAGCATAGGCCGCGAGGGCGTGGATTGGTTTTATATTGAGCCGCGCACATGATCGCGCATATCGCCGCCCTAACCCTATTCGCTGGCGCTGGCGCGCTGGCGATATGGTCAATCATTCATACACTAAAAGGAAACTGAACCATGACACAAGACAGAAACTATTTGCGGATGCTATCTGATAGCGAACTAGTCCGCACGGCATTAGACCGAAACCATGAATTGGCTGTAGTTTTGGCAGAACGCCTTGCCGAACTGCTAAACGTCGAGGCAGAATTAGAGGATGCCAAGACTGAGATCGACGAACTGACTAAGCGGTGCGACACTTGGCAAGCCGAACTAAACGCCATTTATGACTTAACCACTAAATGACGGCTCTTTTAGCCGGAGCCGCATTATTCCTTTTGACATTATTATTAGAGGATTGACCAATGAACTCTTATGAAATCATGATCGCGCTATTGATAGGCGCATTATTGTTTACTGTGTTTTTGCTACAGGAGGCCGTCAGAGATAGCGCCCACTGGCAAGACGCTTGGACACGCGACACAAAAGAACTGCTTTATTGGAAGCGCAACGCATTAATGCGCGACAAGCGCACTGGACGCTATCACAAAAGAGGCGAAAGCTAATGGCTCGCTCATTACGCACAGCCATGCAGCCGTCGCCGTTAATCGTTACGCATAACTGGACGGGACACGATCCGCTGGCAATGGCGCTATTTGCATATCATGCCAGACGCACATTTGGGTCTGACCAAGCCTTTTGGCTTAACAGACTGAACGACAAACGCGACAAACCTATAACAACAGTGGAGCTATAAAGGACTCAACATGAGCAATGACATCATTACGAAAGAGCAAACGCGCATACTACGCGCCGCTGCAAAGGCGCTTAAAGAACATGATCGAATTAAGGCCAAACTGAGAGAGCAAGAAGATCATTTATCGTCAGTCTGCCGCGACTACGGCAGCGCCTACAAGATATGGGGCTTTCGTCCTGAACATCTGCGCCAAGCCTGTGTTGCACGAGGGTTGATAGTATGAGCCGCCCGATGTTCTACCCAATGGGAACGCTGGCCATTGGCGAAGTTGGCACTATGCCAGCCACCGACAAAGGCGCAGCCAAGCGCACCAGCCGCAACGTGTCGCAATACGGCATACGTAACGGCAAATGCTTTAAATGCCGCACTGTGAACGGCGTTACCTTTATAACCAGATTAGGATAAGCAAATGACCGACCAAAATGGATACATGAAACTAACACGCATTCCAGCAGTGCGTTCATCTAATGACCCGAACACGTTCACCAACCACCTGACCACCGCAAGCGGCGGGATAGGCGATAGGGTGACAGATGAAACCGCCACGCATTACATGATGCATCACTTTTGGATCGAAGAAAAGAAATGACGATGTTTTTATTGTTCACCTACGTCATAGGCGCAGCATACATATGCGGAAAGGATTAACCATGACTGACAAAATAAATTACCGCATGGACCCTAAGACGGGCCGACCATTGCACCTCTTTGGTGACCGCGCTGTTGTCCTGAACGATGACGGCTCGACAGTGACAGAGCATTATGACGAAAATGGCAGACTTTACAGGACTAGCTACAAGTCTGTCCCTTATCCTAAAGATTGGAAACCAGAATGACCGACGAAGAAGCAGAAGCATTTGAGAACTACGACCAACGCGCAGAGGCTACCTTGGCTTATCGCCTAATGGAGCATCTAGCCTTTAGGGGTTTGATAACCGACATCGAAGTGAGCAATCTGCGCTACCCGCCATGCGAATTGATCGTAGACGCTGAAGAGGCGTGGGACGAATAAAACGTGTCGATTTTCTAACAAGAATATCCCGCAAACAGGCGCATGGCTTAGGTTTGCGGGATATGCACATACAATAAAAAACCCCCAGCGGAGTGAGGACGCTGGGGGTTTAATCAGGTTAGCGGAGCATTGCCAACCCTAACAGTATATCATCGCACTATATCAAATGTCAATTCTTACCGATGTTTGGAATAATGCTATTCTTAGGCAAATCTTCTGCCATGCGGCGCAACTCTGTTTTGCTGTGCTTCTGCAACGCCTCTGGCGCGGCAAAGATATGTTTTTTGTTCATATAGTCTTTTGAATTGATACGCCCCACGTCAATCCAGCCAGCTTCCTTCAGAGCATGAAGCAGCGCAGCCTGGGGGACTTTGACGCCTGACGGCACGTTGATAGCCAGCGCATCGCAAATGCGATGGAACGGCCCACCGATGACACCAGAGGCAAACACGCCCGACCGCAGCCGCATCATGTCCACAAGGTAGCTTTCCGCAACGCTCATGCCATGTTCGACCATGTTCAGCTTCCATTCGGTCACTGGTGGCGCAGCAGCAGGGTTGAACGCTGAAACGTCACGTTGGTGCAGCCAAGCGGCGCACTTCTCATACCCGCCTGTCTTATACCAGCCCCACAGCTTGTCGGCTGCGGCTGGCGTCATGCGCGGTGCGCGTGTCCAGACGCAGAACCAACGCCTGTCCTGTGTTGGCAGTGTAATAGGCAGCGGGTCATTCGTGTAGGCAACCACCATCAGGCGATTGACCAACTCATAAGGGTGCATTCCTTTACGATTGACGGACAGCGTCTCAGGCGGCGCAGCAATCAGCGGCTTCAACTTGTTAGCCATAGCGCGGCGCTCTCTTGCCTCTGGTTCCTTCAACTCGTTCAGGATGACCACTTCAGCCTCAAGCGAATAACCCCATTGGCTATCCAACCCACCAGCCTCAATGACCGACCTGTTGCGCCAATGCTTACCGCCAAGCGCCCACAGGAACGGCTGGAACATACTGTCCTTGCCCGCGCCTTCATCGCCGCCGATAAGGATTGCATGGTTAATCTTGACGTTGGGGTGCTGTATTTTAAACGCCATAGCGTCAAGGATGTGGTCTAGTTCTGCGTCATCAGCCACCAGATTGCGGCAATGTGCCAACCACGGCTCAATATCGTGATCTTCGATTGTGTCGCTAAGGGCTACATCAGGGCGGGCGTTTGTCCACCTGTTGCCGTAGACCAACCCGTCGCGCGTCACCAGAACGTCATCGCCAGCGGCAAATGTCACCGCTGCCAATGCCGGCGCACCACGATCTTGGCGGCGCTCATCGTAATAGATGGATGACTGCACGCGCTGCGTCTTCTTATGGATAGAACGGCAGTCAACGTGACGGAACAGGGCGTTGAAGACGTTGCGGGCTATCTCTTGACGGGTCACCATGTCGAAATAGCAGTCATCAGACT